CTCTAGGGTGTTCAGACTCTCTAGCAACAGCTAAAAGATTATCTAAAGCATTACTGCCTTTATTAATTAAATCTTTAATATTATCTCGAGCAAATTCGGTGTCTTGTTCTGCTACTACTTCAATAGGAACAATTTCATGTTTTTTTTCTTGGACTGGTAGAATCTCCATTGTAGGAACAAAGTCTTTCTCATTATCTACATTGAAAAGTTCTGATAACTTATCGTTAGTTTTACTCATTATGTGAATGGGAACTCAGTAATTGTTTCAGAAAATCCATACTCATCTTCAGCATTAGCTGTAGCTGGGTCTGGCTGTGTTATAATAATAACTGTCTTAAGAGGTTCATTTTCAACCTTTGTTACAGTATAAGATGCATGTGATGTAACGCCTTCAATTATATCGTTTGCTTTCAATAAAGTATTTATGTTACTTACAACTACGATTCCATTATTAGAATTACTGAAGAAAGCCAAATCACCTTTAACATCTATATTTTTACCATCTGTGGTTTTAGTTGCAAAGATAGTTTCTTCATCAAGAAAATAGTTACTTTTTCCACTAGCTACATTAAAACTATTATTAGCATAATCAACAAAAACTTTTTGAGCAGATTTTGAAGCTGTTTCTATGTATAGGTTTGTCTCTGCTTGGCGAATTATTTTACCTTCTTTAACTGGAGGCCATATATAACCCTTTGCAGTAAATGTTAAATCCCAAATAATCAATCGAGTAGTTGTCATATCACCTTCATACTCTATACTTGGTGTAACTGAAGTTAAAACTACAGGCATATCATATTTTTGGTCCATGTCAGAAATAAAATCTACAGTAACGGTAAAATCTGGTGTAAAAAATGGTAATATCTGTTCTAGAATTTGTGTGCCGTCTTCAGTATTTCTTACATAAAGAGACATGTTAAACTGAAAGTTATAAGGAACAGGAACATATTGCGTTTTAAGATTCCTAGTGCCTGATGTTGCAGTAGGATTTGATGTATTAGCTGCAAAGTTCATTACACTAGATATTTGTTTTCTAGTTGTATCATAATCTAATCCTGATAACTCAAATGAAATACGAGGTACAACAGACTGAACAGCTTTTGTTAGATTAGGGTCAGATGTAATTCTTGTTATATATTTTTCTTTGGCACCATAAGACAAAGGAACTTTAAAATGTGTTTTAGCAGTTTCACCGTTAGCTGTATATCTTTGTAACACGATATCATTAAACATTGAGCCAAAAGCTACAATGACTTTTCTCATAGTACGATTATAAAAGTGTTTGTTACCTAGCATTTATACTTCTCCAAAAGGATTTGTTTCTGTGAAGTCAATTATAGAATCGGCTTCAGCTTCAAATCTCATATTATCGTCTATAGATTCAAATGCATTATTAGCATTAAAGTTCTCATCGACAATATTAATTTTTGCGACTGAACTTGATGTATTACCAATCAGGTTGGCATTATTTGCAAATGTTCCTTGAACTCTGATAATATCAATTGATGTGTTTGGATTAAAATCAAATACAATTGCACGAGCAGTTGAATTAGCTAAAGCTGGGCGTGATTCAACCAATGGTTGATATACAATCTCATCATTAACAAACTTGCCATTATACATAGTTTGAATAGTTTGTCTTGTTCTTGGATAGAACTTTCTTATTACTGTATCAATTTCTTCGACACCTGTACTAACAAGTTCATTAGAGAATACAAACTGTTTAAGTTTTAAAGCATAAACATAAACATTGCCACCACGGCCACGACCTAATGTGTGATACATTGCTTGGTCATTTTCGTGTTCAACAAATGTAATTTCAAAAAAGGCATCTACCACAGGAACATAAATTAAATCGCCTTCAAGAGGCCTTGTTTGGTCAGCTATCATACCAAATCTTCTACGAGACATAAGAAGAGTTATCTCATCTCGTATTTCTAAACCAAATTTAGATATGAAATCGCCTTCGCCATCCATACCAGTAATGTTCTCTAGGTACATCTCAAGAGAAAATGCAGACATATATTGTTTTAATGGGTCTTCGCCATATATGAAGTCCACAACATCACCAGACGTGCGTGGCATGTACCAAACATCCATACCATACATCTTCATCGCTTCAATCACAAGGTCTTCAACAGTCAGTTGTTCTTGTGTTATGCCCTTAGGAAAATTATTAAAATATAGATTAGTTCCCATAGTTAATTATCCATAAAATATTTCAGATGGAAGAACATTCATTACCTGCATTTCTTCTTCTATCTTTTCGATTTCGACTCGAGCTTCTTCCATAATTCTAGGACCATCTAAAGTTACTCCGCCGGGCATTTGTATGCCAGCAAATTTACTTAAGTTGCTACCCCATTGATATTTAATCTTAGCAGTGCTATATTGTTTTAAGAATCTATCATTCCAAACATCTGATACTCCTTCTATAGTAGCAGTTCCGTTAGTTATAGCAGCTACTGGATTTGCTTTTAAATGTATGATTGTTGGAGATAATATTTTATTAACTTGTACTTGTTTTCCATCACTTAATGTTATAAAGTCATTTTCAAGAAGTTGTTGGTCAAAATCTGTATCAGTTCCTGTAAGTGTATTGGCTGTAGTTGCAGCAGTTAATGTGCCTGTTATATTAATTACATCTGGTTGTAATGCTCTATAACATTCAATAACAACATAAGAACCTGGTGTAACATCTTGGGTCCAGTCAATATCTAACATAATTCTATTTCTATGTCGATTAAATCTAAATTGAGGAGTACCAACCATTAACAACTCTAGAGTTCTAAGATGTTGCATTGTAATTTCATAAGAGACATATGATACAGAAGTAAAATCAAATAAATCATTTAATCTTAATTGATATCTAATATCAAACATTCCCATTCCAGATGTGTCTGTAAATGGCATAATACCAGTTACAAATATAACACTGTCAGGAGCATATATCCATCTTCTTTGAATATCTGCAGCAGTAATTTGATGTTTTAAATACATCTTTTCTACGCCATCAAAATGATAGTCTTGAAAGAATTGTATTGAATCATCAATACGGTCTTCTACTTGGTCATCATCTACATTAATTTCAATGACAGGATGTCCGAGTCTGCGTAAGCAGTAATCTTTGTGTTGATTTCTTGTTGCTGGTTTTGACATAATCTACCTTTTATCCTAATGCAATTGAGAGAGCGAGTACATCACCAATTGTAGCGCCTGAAGCAGCTGCAAAAGTAACAGCACCGGAGCCATTTGTTGTTAATACCGTACCTGCGGAACCATCAGCTATCGGTAAACTATATGCTCCACGAACACTTAATCCTGGCACCGTAACTTTACTTTGAGAAGCAGAAAATGTTACTGCTGAATTACCTGCAAATGAACCGGAGTTGTTGAATTGAAGTTCTGTATTTAGACCTGCTACTTGCGTGGTTTTTATTTGACCAAGAGTATTTGCTGCAGTTTTGAAATAGATAATACCATCAGAATAGTTTAAAGCTAATTCACCAATAGCTATAACACCAAGAGATGGCACCGCACTTGCGGTGCTTGAATTGAATAATTGTATTTTTGTTTTCTGTGCCATTTAATTCAGTATGCCTAAAAAGTTCCACCAGAAGAAACATCTTCATCTGATTTCATTATTAAATCTAATTTATCTTCTTTTACTTTGTTTTTCTTAACTGCATTTTTTACTACTTTTTTAGCAACTACTTTTGGCTCAGTTTTTGGAAGTACTCTAATTTTCTTTTCTTTTGGCAACATCTTTTCTAATTTCTGAATGTATTTTCTTTGCTCAGAAATAGTTCTCTTATCAACTATTTTTTCAGACTCTAAATTTGCTATTTGCCTTTTTCTAATTGTTGCATCTTTCATTTGAGTATTCAATGCATTTTGTAATCTATGAGCATCAGGACTTCCATCTCCTGATATAGCTAAAATTTCTTCTTTATCTTTTAACTCACTTTTTAAATGAGCAAGTTCACTTGTTAAATCAATCTCTGTTTCTTTAGCATATAGATTTTTCTCTAACTGTTCTTTATCTTTAACTGCTTCTTCTAGAAATGATATTTGTGTTTGAAACATCATATTCTGTCTTAATATTGCATCTAAATTCTCAAAAATTATTTCATTATACTTACTTAAAAACTTGTCGTTGTTGTCTGCCATGATATAGACCTCTCATAATATGTTTAATTAAAATGTGCCACCTTGTAAGTGGGCAAATACTGGAACACCTGAACCACCTATTTGTAATAGATGGCCTTCTGTAGATGAATTTAATGATGTCACTGCACTTGTTCCTGCTCCTACTAATACTCCATTTGTTGCTAGAGTTGTTCTTCCTGTACCACCAGTACCCACTGCAACTGCACCCGATGTAATTTGTGTAGCTGCGATTGCAATATCAGCTCCAGTAGCAGCCGTTGTTCTTCCGTAAGCATCAACTGTCAATGAAGTTATGGTTTTAGCTGCACTCAAACTTCCTGTTAGTGAATAAGATGGACTAGCTAATGATGCTAGTCTTGTTCCATCAAATTGAACTATTTGATTATTTGTAAATGATGTTGCGTTGGTACCACCACGAGTAACTGCTAATGTACCTGTAGTAACTTGTGAAGCTGCAATTGCAATATCTGTGTCTGATGAACCTGTAATTTGTCCTTGAGCATTAACAGTTAGAACTGGTACTGCAGATGCACTACCTTTATTACCAGCAGTAATGCCTGTGTCAGTAATACTGAAAGCATTACCTGATAATGTTAGACCAGTACCAGCAGTATTTGTACCTGCTCCACTGAATTGAACAAATGTAATGGCGGTTGAACCTAATGAACCTCCAGTATCAACAGTACATGTAAATGAAGTATCTGCTTGAGTTGAACCTTGTTCAACAAATAAGTATGCACTAACTAATTTAGCAAATGTATCAGCATCAGTACTTCTTGCCCATGCACCAGCAGCTACTACATATATTCCGTTTTGTGATGCAGTTGTTTGATTCTTAACTAAAACTCTGGCGCCAGCTGATAAAGCAATACCATCAATCGTCTGTGTACCAGATAATGTAACGCTAGCTGTTGTTGCAGCTACAGTTGAAGCTTTAGGGTCTAGACCTTGAACTATAGAATCAACATATGCTTTATTTGCAGCATCAGTGCCGGCAGCTGGAGTAGCAAGTGCTGTTATTCTTTGACTACCAAAAGCGACTGCACTTGTTGGTGCTGATAATTCGTCTATTCTTGCCGTAGCACCACCAGTTGCTCTACCTTTAGAATCAACTGTAATCTTTGTATATGTACCTGCAGATACACCAGAGGCTGCTAAAGTTGCCGCTCCAGTAACATTACCAGCACCATTTAATGCAGCTGATGTATATGTTACATCGCCTGTAAGAGAAATTGTTCTGCCTGTTGCCCAAGCAGCTGCTGTTGTGGCTGTACTTGCATTACCAACTAAAGCACCAGTAAATGTAGTAGCTGCAACTTGATTAGAAGAATCTCTTTTCATCAATGTGCTAGCAGTTGCAACTGCTGTAGCCGCATCCATTGTTTCAGTGTAGAATTGACCACCAATATTAATGGCGGCGCCACCACCAGTTACACCAATAAATAGTACCTTTGATGTTTGTGAGTAAGCTGCTTCTCCTACTGCTAATGAGCCAGAGGCTGGAGTTCTACTAGTGACAGCATATTTTAATTTAATTACTGTATTTGACATTTTCTTTTATCCTAAAATAATTTGGTTATCTATCTGTTTGGTAATTCATTAAAATATTATTACTCAAGTATTTGTTTATTCTTAAAATGTTCCGCCTGTAATTACTGCAATTTCTGTTTCTGTTGCAATAACAGGTCCTGCTGCCCATGTATTAGATGCTGACTTATAAAATATACCATATGAATTTTCAAGACCTACTACTGTGACATCAGTCAGTTCAGGTACAGTTAGTGCTGGTGTTGTTTTAAAATCTGGTGCTGAAATAGTAGAGCGGCCAGATGTTTTTATGGTAACTTTTCCTATGTCTGCCATTTCTCTTCCTTTTTATTTAACATGCTTATTTATCCTGCTCCAGTTGATGTACTGACAGCCGGAGTAACAGTTACGATACCCTCTATAACCCTAGTTTTTATATAAGAACCATCTGATTCAGCAGAATTCTTTGAAATGACTAAATCATAACAATAACGTCCTGGCTTTAGAGCAGCTGTATTAGCTGAAGGCATTTTCATATTAATTTCACCAAGTGAGGCTGATGTTACAGTTACGGTAAAATTATTAGATGTTGTTGAATCATAAGTCTTTCTTAATACAGCATAACCAGTGTGACCAGCAAGATTAACTGGGTCTCCCTGAGCATCATCTACAGTTAAGTTACTAGTGAAGGTTGCACCCTGCTCTATTGTTAGTTCTTGATAAGCGGCGATTTTATTTCTCCTCGACTTTTTTAATTTATGCTCTATTTAGTCAATTAAAAGACTGACAGGATAAAAAAAACCCACCAAAAGGTGGATATTTTTTATTGAAGATATGTGTTAATTATTTCTTATTTAAGTCCGTATACTAAAATTCTTCCATTATCAAATGCATTTCCAGTAGACCAAGTAAAAGCAATTGTTGTGCTTGTTAATGCTGTTAAATCAGTTTGTACTTGATAAAGAAAATTCTTTTCATTTGCTCCATCAGTAGCATTTCCAGTAGAAATTGGTGTGCCAGAAGGTGAAGATTGTGAAAAGTTCAGTACATTTGAATTTACATCTAACTGTAATTCTCCAAACAAAGCTCTATC